CCTTTTTTTATTCAAGTTTCATTCAATATCGTGATCTGCTTCTATGTCTCTAGCCAGTTGGCGCCAATCGAGGCTACGTCTATATAACGTATATATACGCTCTTCACTAAGCGGCTCAGAACGGCGGTTTAGCCTGTCGTTTGCTTGAGCAAGGGAGAGCTGGGTTTCATTCAGAATGTTATGCAGCTCTTTGATTTCTGCTCTAAGGAAATTGACAAGATCAGACGTCATAGACCTTACCCCTAAATTCAATTTTGCCCTCATCCCATTTGTGTACCAACTCAGGCCACAAAAGACGACCTTCATAGAATGTAAGGATGGCAAACCCACTGCGCCAGTTGGTTGGACCATCTTCAAGGTAATTTATAAACTGTGGTCCACTTGGCTCGGCGAGGGTTCCAGTATCAACACCATAACGTGTGCCGTTATAGTCACTGTAAGGCGTGACCTTGAGGCTATGTAGATGCCCCGTAACCATAGTTTTGCCCGACATTGAGGTGTTGCCATGGGTAGCGTGTATACCGCCCTTCCAACGGTGTTTTACAACCACCTCATCGGTAGGCCAACATGACCAACATGGATGCCATGTAGGAAAGTGGTCTTTTAAGGAAAAACCTTTGACAAACTCATACTGAGGTGCATTGGCTGCTAAACGATTCTCGAAGCGAGCATCATGATTGCCCAACGTCCATATAAGATTTACGTTGCTTCTAGCTTTCTTAGCTTCATCTTCTATTTCACCAAGGGCTATTTCACAGGCTTTGAGTTCTTGTATAACACTTGGGGTTGAATCCCACCCAATTCTGGGAAACCTGCTGATGCTTGCTCCATCGAAAACATCTCCGTTAGCTATAACAGCTTTAGGTTGAAACTCTTTGATTGCCCAAAGAACACCTTTAAACGCTGTGGTGTGGATGCCAGGCCAAAAGTGAGCATCGCTAAAAACAAGAACAACACCATTTTCAATACCTAATTCTTTTCTAACTGCGTTTTCAGGTTTGTTGACAGATGGAGGTTTATAACTAGAGACAAGTGCTATGCCTGACTTGTCTTCAATTTCTTTGCGCCGCCTAAGAATCTGTCGTTCATTCATGCCAACAGCGACTGCCATTTTGCTACCTGATTTGTATAAATTCCAAATCTCTACAAATTCATCATCGCTGTAAATTGCTTTCGGCATGACAACTCCAATTAAGTTGCCTAAAAATAAACTAAATCAATGACAACAACATGAATCTTAACGTAATTTGTTCAATGTTTCATAAACTGTTGTATATGCCTCTATGCAAGCACAACTTCAGCTTGTTTCATAACCACAATCCTTTGCTCTGCGCCAAACAAACCGCCGTTGATGACTTTGGTTAACCCATTGTAGTCTTTAGCGTTGGCATATTTATCACAGTTGTGGGTTTGCCAATACCATCCTGCGGTTGCGGCAGCGTATTTGGGTGTTCTCGCCAAGTCAGGGTTCGCCACCAAGTCCACACCTAAAGCTTTCCCAGCATGGTAAAAATTATCATGCCCAGTCAACTGACAAAGACCAGACCCTCTAAAGCGCCAGCCATCTCCTGATGCTTCATCCCTATTCCCCATCCTGTTTGCATAAATAAAGTTAGCAATCTTCTCAGGCTGATGCGCATAGGAATTAGCCAACTCAATACTAGGAAAACGCCTAGGCCATAACTTCATCAAGGTCTCAGCACGGTAATTTAAGTTTTCTGATAAGTCTTTGAAGTGATTGGATTCGTAAGAAAACTGGCCTAAAAAACACGCTTGTTCCTCTGTCGTGTCTAACCCAAACCGCTGAAACGTCTCATTCAACGGGTCAACCCACACAGATGAAATTCCCAGTTGAGATAGCTGTTCTGCCGTAATCATTTAGTCGCCTTCAAACTGTTTCTTACTTCGTTGTAAGCATCGATGCAGGCGTTGAGTTGTCGGGTGTTTGCATCTCCTTGGTCTGTGATGGCGACAAGAGATCGAGCAATTGTTGGGTCAAGTTCGGCAGTTGTTTGACCGCTATCTCGGGGGGCAGAGGCGGTATCTGTGGGGGCTGATATGGGACACTCGGAGGTTTTGACAGGAATCCGCAACCTGAGAGCACCAGAAGCAATAGCCAAATCACGCTTATAAGTTTCTTTTTTTGCATCATTGTTTACCTTTACTAGCTTAATTCCAATTGTATTGACAGCAGACACTAACGCCTGCTCTTTTTGTCGCGCTTCTTGATTTAACTTGGCGATCTCCAATTGTTGCCGGTCATGCTCAAAAATCTTTCCTTTTGAGTATCCACCAGCTCCAACGCCCAAAAAAGCCAAAATTAGGGCAAGTATTACCCACGGGTTTAGGATATTAACCACGGGCAGACTCCCTTGCTTCGGCTGTTCTCATACGTTCGTTGTCATTTTCTAGCGTAGGTGGAGTTCTTGGCGCAGGTGGTGGTGTCCAGCTTGGATTTACAGTGATATTTTGAACTGGAGGTGGAGGTGCTACATAAGCATCTTTGTTTGTCTTGGCAGCATCTAGCATGGCCCTAGCTTCTGTAGTTACCCCTTTGGTCAGAATGCCTCCAATGCCGCCAACAATCAGCAAAACAATGTCGTTAAGCATCTTGGTATAGGCTTGGTCAATCGGAGCCATCGACTTGATCGGCTGAGAGACAAATGTTACTGAGTACAACAAAGCAAAGGTGATGAAACAAAAGATAAACGTCACCATAACAATGACGAATGCCCTAACACGAACTTCAATTTCGTCCGCAGTTAACCGAGGTTTGTTGTTGAGCAGGAGCTTGAGTATTAAGTCCTTCAATTTTTTTCTCCAAAATAGGGGCTATAAGATATTCAGGGCAATCTTGGTTAAATTCACATTTTGGTTTTTGGCATTTATCAGAAGAAAAATGGTCAGGGTCTTGACAATAATATCTAAAACGGTTTTCGCACCCTATCAAAGACAGGGTTATCAGCAAAGGTATCAGGCTTTTTGTCACGTTTATCCTTTTTGATTTCTCGTATTAACTTTTCAACTTTTTCTTGCTGCTGTCTAGCTAGATGTCTAGCTTCCAATACGTCTACGTATAGCATACCCATAATAGGTAGCAACATACCCACAAGCACACAAGCCGCAATCCATCCCACTACGCTCTCCCAATCTTGACTAACACTCCTACTAGGAGCCACATATATAGCAGGAATAGGAAAGTCGCTAGCAGATACGCTTGCTTTTCTTTTAGAAGCCGATCCTCTTCCTTGCGTAGCCATGAGTCTTCATCCCGTTTTTTCCTGGCCTTGTTCTGCTCTTCTTGAATAATGTCTCGTGTCTCAAACGTGCGGCTGTACAGAGCTCCCATTTCTTTAGGCGCACCGTACACCATCACTTCCCTTATCTCGACTTCTAACGCCGCCATTTGGTCTTGGACCATGATCCGCTTCAACGCGGCTTCCATCAGGTTGGCATCAGGATCGTAAACTGTTTTGCTTTTCAATTCTTCTTCACGCAAGTGGTTTGCCAACTGATCTTGAAGCTTAAAGAACGTGGTCAGTTGCGTGACTATGTCAGACATTACTTTGGTTTCATCAACCGCTACAAAGGCATCCTTCTTTTTCGCCACAGGCTTTGGCGTGTCTTGTTTTGTTCCAAAGAGCTTAGACCAGAACCCACGGACTTCATTTGCGACACCAACAGCTTCGTTGATCGTTGATCTAACTTCCATGAAGGATTCTTTGCACTGCTTGTACAAAGCGGTTCCTTCTTTGATTGCAGCCACACAACTTTTGGCGGCAAAAAGGATGGTGAGCGGATCAATTTTTAACTCTTGTTAAGAAAGTTATGAGTAACAAATCCAACAAAAGAACTGATGCCAGACACTATTGCCATACCGACCCATATGCCACCTTTGCCCTTGTTTGCCAAAGCAATAAGTTCATCAATTGATGCCTCAAGCTTATCTAGTTTCTTTTCTAGATTTTCTACTTTGGCAGTCAAAGCGCCGTAAGCGACTGGATCGATTTCACCCATGATGTTCTCACTGTTTAAGTTGTAAAGGATCAGTCAACCCACGCATCATAGAACCGCCACCGCCACCAAGTTGTGGGGCGGCTTGTAAAGATGGAGGAGGAACAGCGCCTATGGGGAGCTTGCCAAAATTGCCTGACTTTGGTCTAGCGGCTTCCATTGCCTCAATATTCATATTTGGTGCGCCTTGTTGAAAAGGTTTGTATCGCCCAACTTCATTTGCATATTTGTTCACAGCTTTATATGCATCTTCCATATTGTTGATTGGCTTACCATTGTTTTGCGTGCGGATGACATCTTTGTAGAAATCAGATCCACCAAGGTTATGTATCCAGTTGTCTCCAGCACCAGTGCCAGGTGGCTGAACATGTTTTGGTTTCTTGGTTTTTGTTTCTTTAGCTACTTCAGTTGCAGATTGTTGAACAGTTTCTGCTGGCGCTGGAACAACTGGCGCTGGAACTGCGGCAGGCGTAGTTGGCGCAGCAGCTTGTATTTGTCTTGAATATTGTTTAGCAACAAGTTCAGCATCAGTAGGATTGGTAATTTTTACATCAGGAATACCTAAACCAGTTTTAGCTTCTTGAAGAGAGAACGGATATTTATCAGTAATGTTTCCTGCAACAGCAGCTTCTTTGGGAGAAAAACTGCGACTCTGAATGGTTGTTTTAGGAGCTTCAGCGGCTCCAATTTCATTTGGATTAATAGTTAATTCAGGACCAGTAGGAACAGCAGGCGAAGGCGCATATTTTTTTGCAAGATGTGCAGTTAAAGCCGCGCCACCAAGGCCAAGCAAAGTTAACAAACCAACAGTTCCAGCACCAACAGCGCCAGCAGTCTCAGCATTTTTAATAAATGCAGGATCTTTGGTTACATCAGGCATCTCAGGTAAAGAAGGAAGAATATCTTCCGCACTTGTTTTATTTTTAGCCGCTGGCATACGAGGCGATGGCGGCATTACAGGAACAGCCGCAATAGCTTTAGTAGGCAATGGTGTAGATGCAGGAGGCGCAACAGGTTGAGGGACTGTTGTTTGGGTCGCGGGAGTTACAGTTTTTGGTCTTTCATCCGTTTGTACATCACCAAAACCTAATTCTTCATGGGAAAATTTATCGCTCATTTTTTCATTACCTCCCAATCGCCGTCTTTCCAAACAAGAGGTCTGTTTCGGTTATCAACAATAACATCACCATTCTTAGGTGTGTATTTGATTCCCTTAACTTCACCAATGTACATATCGTATTTTTTATTAATGCCTTTAGCAACTGGTGTATTTTGAAATTCATCTGCCAGTTTTATCATGTCCACAGGTTTACCACGGGCGGCATTTACTTTGTCAGACAAGTAATGTGTCCACGCAGACAACAAAGATTCATTTCTTACACCATGCAAATCTTCAATTTGCGAATTTTTTTGTCCCGACAATGCAGGATCTTGTGGAGCAATAGGTGTTGCGCCTGGAGCAAGCTTTTGTACTTGACGGTTTGCATTTGCTTGGTCAATTTGTCCAGTTAACTGCATGTAACGTTGGTAATCTTGAAACTCTTTGTCATCCATCTTGCGGTTAAGAATACCTTCAACACGACTACGCAAATTCAATTGTTCTTGTGCGCCAGTTGATGCAGATGTTTCTGCGCCTGATGTAGTTCCTTGTGTGTTGCTAGTTTGTGAGCCAACGTATGAACCTGATGAACCACCCACGCCACCACCAACATTAAGATTTGGCAAAAATCCACCTGATGGGGGTCTAACACCGCTAGCGCCACCAGTAGGAGGGGCTACGCCTCCAGGCTCCATACCAACACCAATTTTTCCACTAATGTCTGTACCTTGTTGTTTGCCAGCGGTAGTTCCTTGTGTAGCAGATGTTGATGTGCCAGTACGATTTTGTGCTCCTTGTTGAGCATTAATTTGTTTGCTAGTAACTTCAAAAAGTTGCGCTCGTTTTTCAGGTTCAAGATTGGATATTTCATTCATCCAAGGAGAATTACGAGCTAACTTTCTACGCTCTTCATACAGATTAGCCATACCAGCTGATTCAACACCAGCAACTTGAGCATCAGACAATGCCTTAAGGGCTGGTCCTCTTAACGCCGCTTGACTGGTTGTTACGCCTTGCAATGCTTCTTGAAAACCACCAGTTTGGTAAGCAGTCAAATCTTTTTTGGAAATTAAGCCGCCTTGTTTATCTAATTCAGCAATGTTTTCAGGTTTAAGCTCATTACCATTTGGATCGAAAACGCGACCAGTTGGACCACGTTGGTTGTATTCTTTTACATATCGGCTGTTATCAGGTCCATATGCTTCTACTTGTTCTGTTGCCCCACCATTCCATGCTTTGGCTGCACCCGCATAGTCTCTTGACAAAATGGAAGCAACCAATGGCCCCCACTGTGTTTGGGTATTGATGTGGCCTTGCGTGTCATCGGTGATCTTTTTGTTGATCATGTTAGACGCTTGAACACGCATCTCAGGATTATCTTCCCGAAATGCTTTATCTAAAACTGATACGTCATCTAACTTTTTATCGTCTGCCATGATCTCACCTTAAAAGTGTGGGCTTGTATTGAAATCAAAACCAGTGTTAGCTGATCCTTGCTTATATGTGTCATAAGCGCCTTTAAGATCGCCTGTTTGAGCTTGTCCCATTACTTTGGCTGCGGTTGAAAATTTTGCCATTGTTGGTGCAACTGCTTGTTGTGCAAAATCACCAATACTTTCAGGAGCCACAGCGCCTTTAGGCATTGCAGATTGCATACCAGTTGTAGGATCAAGGCCAGTTATATATCCAAGATCACTAAATTGTGCTGGGTTAACAAATTTTTGAAAATCAAATGGCATTTTTTATCCTTTAGATTTTGAATCCAAAACCTTTGCCTGAATTCTGGGATGTGCTTCCTTGAGTTCCAGCAAAGTTAGGCGTTGTATTTGCTTGAGGAACACCAAATACAACAGATGCATATTTGTTGTAAATGTCTTGTGGTGCGCCAGCAAATCCAACTCTAGATGCCGCAGCTTGTTGAGCGCCAGTTAAACCTTGTTGACCAAAGTTTGCCAATTGTTGAGCCGCAGCCGCACGATTAGATTCAACACCAGCAGAAGCATTCGCCGCTGCAGTAGCTTGACGTTGAGCATTGAGTGAAGCAAGATTACTGTCTGCCAAAGCCATGCGAGAACTTCCAAGGCCGCCAGCGCCTCCATACATAGCATTCTGCCCAGCTTGAGATTCACGGGCTGATTCACGTCCCGCTTGCAATGCAGCTTGAACTTGTTGTTCTTTGTATTGCGGTCCGAACAAGTTTGCAAGGCCAGCTAAACCTGTGCCGTATGCCGCAGCACCGCCAATCTCTTGAGCGGCTCCAGTGCGACCTGCTACGTCAGATGCATTACCAGCAGCACCTTGAACGTTTGGCATAACATTACCAAGTAAGTCTTTTGCCCCGCCAATAGTTGATTGGTAAGCAGGAAACGCAGTATTGGTTAAAAAGTTTGTTTGTGCTTGAATTGCTGCCCGTTGTTCGGGAGTCATTTGCACTTGAGTTGTTTGACTACCTGATGATTTACCGCCGCCCATAATTTATCTCCTTATTAATAAGAAACAGGGCCTTGGGGACCACTGGGATTTGGTTGATTAGGATTGGAGCTACCAACACCTTTACCCATACCTTGATTGCCACCGCCATTTTTACCCATAGCGTTGTTAAACGTAGGTGGATTATCTGATTTACGTGCAAAAGTATCCATCTGCCCAACAGTATTGGGGTATGAGTTGCCGTTGGTTTGTCCGTCACTTGGTGTGGCTATGGTTGGGTTAACCATACCTAAACCAGTATTGCTGTTGGTGTTTGGCTGACCCATTGTTGGCTGACCTGAAATTGCAGACATGCTACCCTTGCCCATAGGTTGAGAGCCTGGTGAAGCACTTGCACCTTTACCTGCTGGAGCAGAAGACTGATTTGACTGTACTTGTGATGAAGGTGCGCCCATGATTTATCCTTGAGGCTTTGTAGGCCAAGCTATGTTAAACGGATACCCCGATTGTATTGTTATATCACGCAATTGTTGTCTATAAGTTACCCAATTTGTTTGTTGTTCGGCAGTTAATGGATTGTTTGGGATTTGAGTCCAATCCGACTCAAGAAGTAATAGGTTACGTTTTTCCTTAACTACATTTTCTGTAAGTTCCCTAGAATTTACATCAACCCAAACTCTGTCTTTTCCAATCCATTTATATCCTAAACCAGGACTATTGGATTTTAAAGTGAGCTCTTCAGGGGTATATTCTTTTAAAACACCATTTAAAACGTAATTTATATTACTATTAGCAATTCCAGCAACATAAGTAACATCGTCTGATTTGTATAAATGGAATACAGATTCATGACAAATTCCTACGTTTTGAATGTTGCCATCAGAATCAAAATTATAGTAATTCATCGTTTTGCTCCAACTGCATATAAAGAAGCTATTAGCAAAGTAGCAATACTACTTGAACCCCTCCATTCAACAGTTACCGGAATGCTTCCAGAAGAAACTGATAAACCACCAGAAGCAGTACAACTTTGTTGCCAAGCTCGTGAAACTGTACCAGTGTCATAAACGGTAATACCGTTAATATAAAGAATAAGTTGGAATGCTGGTGCAAATCCAGAAGAATAAGCTTGAGCAATTGTTACTGTTGCAAATAAAACGCCAGGATAATCCATTGAAACATATGAAGTTCTAGAATAAGCAGCTCCACCTCCATAATAGGGTCCATACCATAAATCTACTGTTGGAACAGTAACTGCATTTCCACCTATTTGAAGCGTGTTAACTTGAGCATTACCAATTTTTGCCGAAGTAATTTGGGCATCAGCAATTTTTGCTGTACTAATTTGGGCATCACCAATGTAAGCAGTTTGAATAGCACCAACGCTAATATATGTTGAAATATTAGATGTTGTAATAGGATTTGCAGAGCGAACAATAGAATTATCTAATCCGCTAACAGTAACAGCACCACCACCTGCTCCGCTTATAGTTCCATTAGAATTTAAAGTAATACCGGAATTTAACCAACCTGATGCAGGATTAATGTTGGAATAACTAAGATTTGTTCCAGCACCAAATAAAATATTGCCTGATCCATCTCTAATTGTTAAATTGTTAGAGTTAATATTGCTTGCAGTAACAGTATTAGCGGCGATCTTGTCACCAGTAATTGTGTTTTGAACAATCAAACTACCAGTTATATAAGTGCTAAACAAAACCCAAGAAGTCACATAACGATATACAACAGCATTGTTATAATTGTTATAGCTAACAGTACAAATATCCCCAGCAACAGGAAGTCTACCTAGCAAGGCAGATACTTCAGCGTTTGTTGGGGCAGAACTGTCATTGGCTACGCGAGTAATAACAAAAGTTGCAGAGCCTGGCGCACCACTGCTACCAGGTGTTCCATTTGTTCCGTTATTACCATTAAAAGCAATAGCGCGGATTGTGTACGTTGTGTTTGTCCAATTGAGCGTAGAAGTAGTTGTTGTGGCTACAACGTTTAAAGGAACAGTAATTTCCCACAAGTAGTTGCCAGCAGTTGTGTTGCTAGGAACGGTTGTAGACCACCCAGTAGGGGCTGTATATGCGCCTGTTGCCCAAGTGTAAGTAGATGTTGTTGATGGCCTTGTAGGAAACGTAGAACTTCCTGTCCAAAGGTAAATACTCGGAAATGCAGACATTATTCCGTTACTTCCTGCTTGTCCAGGCGCGCCATCATATACAACAGGAAGTTTTATTGTTTTACTTATTGAAGAAAGTAAATTTGTTCCGTTAACAGTCAAAGTAACGGTTACACCAGTAGATGATGATGTTGGCGTAACAACTACAGATGCCGTTGTTGCTGTTGTTGGCGTAGCGCCTGAGATTGCCCAAGAATATGTTGGCGCAGTTACGTTTGTCAGCAAAGCACTCAATGTGGCAGTTGTTGGCGTAAAAGCACCACCAGCATTCTGAACAAAAGCTGTGTAACCAGAAATATCAATACCAACACCTTGAGGCCCAGTAGCGCCAGGGTCTGAGTACAACAATTGAAGTCTAGCAACAGAAGCTTGAGTTACTACTCCAAGACTATTCTTATATCGAATAGGTACAGTAATAAACGCAGGGCTGTTTGGCATTGCTGTTGGTTCAGGCCAAATAGCATAATCTCCAGCATCGGTTGGATCGCCAATAGTAATGTTTGAATATGAAATATCGCCCAAACCTGTTGTAGAGCTATTACCAATACGCCAAGAATTGTTTACAAAAGCAGCATTACTATCAGTTGTTGCGCCAGAATATGGTACTACCGTGCCTTTGTCGGTAGCAAATAACACGGGTCTTATGTTTGTAAATACAGGTGTTAAAGTGCTACCAGTGCGCGGAACTTGAAGAG